ATCATCTTCACTAGGCATATCAGGATACATTTCTTCGAATAACTCCAGTGAGTCAAATAGATCTAGAGCGGATTCATCAACTTCAATCCCATCCAAGGGTTTGAAGAATTTTGAATCTTCTATTTCTAGTTGTTCACTGGTTATCCGGGAAACCTCCTTGACATAGGAAGGTATCAACTTTGATATCTTACTTTGCTTAATGATGATGATGTCATTCTTTCGATATTGGTAAAGAGCCATTGGGTTTAGTGAAAGGTCATGATTAGATAAAATGATTTTATCTAACTGATCATTCGCTTCTTCAATGGATAATTTCTCAATATCCCTAATGACTTCCATTGCATTGGAAAAGTGATCCTTGATCACTCCAATAAATGGAATGTCAGTAGGTTTGAAAGAATGAAGGTGAAAACAATCCCTATTCAAAATACTATTGAACATACTATCATCCATCATGGAGATAGTCATTTCAATTGTTTTTTGAATACTGTTCTGTACTAGGTGGGTCTTAATCTTCACGAAGATAGAATCCAAAATTTTTGGATCTTTATCTTCGAGTTGATTACAACTTAGTATCGGACTCAACATTTTCAATAAGAGTTTTCTCTTTTCTTGGATTAGTTGAGGCGAATCTAACTTCTTAGGAAGACACCAGTACATATAACCTTTTTCACTTCAAAGTTTTGCAAACTTTGGTGAGTGGAAAAGCTTATAAAAACTGAACAGAAAATCAACGGTCAATTTGCAATCTAACCTTGGGAACCATCTCTGTCCAACGTCAAATATTCTATCAGTCATGAAAGAATATTTTTCCTTGGTTAAGAAGGATCTTAATGGTGCACCAGTAATCTCATCACCTTGTAGGAATCATCTTTTCGCAAACTCAAAACATCCATTCTGAGAAGAATGAGTTTTAGTTTCCGAGAGTTTTGCTCCTATATCGTGTATTAGAGATTTATAGTGATCACAGACAATTTTGTCTGTTAGAACTATATCATCACCTAGTAAAGCATAGTCGCTGTATGGAAGAGTTTTTCCACTTTTCAATGCAGCGGTTTGCACTACTATATGATGACAGAGTGCAAATGTCGCTCAAGAACTGTATGCCCCCATCGGCTGTCCACATTTGTAATAAAACTCTTGTGGTTCAGCTCCTTTGGGTGCATAAGTAAATGGAAGCGACACCATGACAAATTTCCATGCTTTTGCGTATCATGGGCTAATTAGTTTAGCTAAGACTCATTCCTGTATTTCTATAGGAAATGAATCTGTAGCTTTACTAAGATCAACAGAGTAGAAAGTCTTATGACCTTGTTGTAAAAGTCGCTGGAAGTGCCCCTGATCATGAGTACAATCTGCTTCAAAAACTTTTAATAACTCCATCAAGGAGTCATGTAAAGGTTTAAGAACAGTTTGTGATCAATAATCTAGGATACCTACCACACGGCTTTTCGCTTCAGGGTCATTGACAATGGAAAATTTTCTTATTATTGATTTTTCTTTCAATAATTTAGAGAATATTTCCAAGTATACTTTGTTGATAGCGAACTGACCATAGTCAATGATTTTTGCTAACCTTGAACTATTCCCCAGGATCTTGATGTTGTCCATCAGATCACCGGGAAGATGTTTAAGAT